GGTTGAAAATCATTTATAGTCCTATCGCAATAGTTAGACGTTATCGTCCGAGAGCAATACCGACGATGATAAGGAAGACGCCAGCTACAATGAACCCGGCGGGGATAGAGAAGAGAAACGTCCCTAACGTAATCGCAGAAACACCCGCCAGTTGTAAAGTAGTTGTCATATCCTTATCCAAAGAACTCCGGAATCACTTCATCTATCTTACCAACAGATGCTCTGTCAAACGCTAGCACTGCTGCAACGGCCGCATCTATCTTTCGAGGTGAGTCTCTCTTCTCTTTTACGATTCTCGGACCTAACGCATCGATTTTCGTTACAGCGTTATCGAGGTGGCGTGCGAGTAACGGGTTTCCGTCGTGAACTATCCGCTTCTCGACTACGGCATCGTAAAACTTTGCACACGCTGGGACCATACGCCTTGCAGAGGTAGACGGCCATTCGACAATCGGGAGACCGAGGTTCTCGAGGACCTGCATAGACCGTTGCCAGCGGAACGGGTCGCACGCTATCTCTCTAACGTTCGGGTGTTCCTGGCAGAATTGGATAATCGTATTCTCAACATCGGCGATATCTACCCTCCAATCGTCATCATCCGACTCGGTTTTCTCCCACGCTTTGACCATAAAGACGCGAACCGGTTCCTCCTCGGTCTGCGGGATAGTCGCACCAACGATGACGGAGGCGTCTCCGGAGAACGAACCGTCGAATCCGAGGACGATTTCGTCCGAATGTTTCACGTGAAACTCTCCCGCGCACGCCTCCCAAGCACCATTCGGTAGCCACGCTATCGCCGAAGACACCCATTGATTACACCGTTTCGTCCTAAACTCTGCCTCCGGTGTCCGCTTTATCGCTGATTTAAAATCCGCTATCGACGTTAAATCTCCGTAGCCAGGATTCGCGGCAGCCCAAGTCTCCTCTAACCGGTAATCCGTATCCTCTGCGGCCTCCCACCAGGACATAAAGAAGGTTTCGTCCTCGACCTCCCCGGATGCGACACGTTTCCCGTAGTTGTACAACGAATAGGCGATAGAGTCCCTACCCGTCGAATCAAGTTTGACACCGGCCGTTGTAATTGCGACAAGAGACGCAAGTTTTCCCCTAGCTCCCATCGCCAGGGACATTACGTCGAAGAGTTCCCGGTTCGGTTGCGCGTGTAGCTCATCAAATAAGACAAAGTGCGGGTTTAGGCCTTCTTTGCTATACGCTTCGGCAGAGAGAACCCGGTAAACGGAGTGTAAGCCAGGGATTTCGATTGCGTCCCGGTAGAGAGTACAGAGTCCGGAGAGTTGTTCACTAGCCTCGACCATCCTCCTAGCCTCCCTAAAAACGATACGGGCCTGCTCCTTCTCTGCCGCCACCGAGTAAACTTCACCTCCGGCAGGTCCGAGGATAAGCGAATAGAGCGCCATTGCGGAACCGAGACTCGACTTCCCTCCCTTGCGTGGCATCCCGATAAGACTAATCCGGTGCTTTAAACCGTCATCATCCCACGCGAAAACGTGGTCTAAAAGAGTTTTCTGCCAGTCCCGGAGGATAAGCGGGGAACCCGCCTTCCCTGCAATCGAATCTTTCGTTACTATCCCGTATTCGCCAATAAAATCGACGATAGGTTCCATCCTCCGGCCTAGCTCTAACGCTTCCTCTGGGACGGGTGTCAGGTAGCGGGGAGGCCAGGGGTTTATCACCGTTCTGCCCGTTTCGCCATTAACTCCTCTAGCTTGCTTTTAGCTTTTACCTCCGCAACACCGAGTCGAGTCCGGTCCGTAGGTGTAAAACCGAGGAGAGATAGGTTCGAAATTATCTGTTTAGATAACCTGTCGAGTCTCCTACCGTCCGCCGGAGAACCGTCTTTGAGAACTTTTGCGCGTAGGTTCCATCGTTCGTCAATCATTTCGCAGGTCATTAGGAGAAGTTCCTTGTCCGTTACCGGAGAAATCCAGTTGATTCCGTTCACCCAAACCCTATCCCAGAGTTGTCGGCCATATGTTCCTAACGGTCTATCCGGTTCGGGAACGTCATCGGCCCGTTCGAGGACGGTAAGTTCACCCTCCTTCGGTAATGGTCTATGCCCAGGATTACCGAGGAGACGTTTCTGCTCGACCGGTTTCGGCGGTCTACCTGCTCCCGGCATTGACCTTCTCCAAAATCTCGGTCCGGATTACCTCACCGATAGCCTTCGACATTAACGGCGGGACCGAACGGCCTATCCGCTCTACCCGCTGCGTATAGTTCCCGGTAAGGATAAAGTCCTCCGGGAAAGACTGCAAAGCGCGTAACTCTTTAAGGTTAAACTTCCTTCTTTCGAATGGGTGAGCTATCGAGGCGGCACCGACTTGCCCGGCGGTCGCAGTAACCGTAGGTGCGGGTCTCTCTAACGGTGGACGAACTAGCTGGAAATACTTTTCCGAACTTTTCCCCATAGGAGTTTCGTCCCACGCTTTACCGACAGCATAAGAATTAAGACCGATTTCGAACCCGGTCTCTTCGTCGATATAAGAATCGGCCTGCTCTATATCACCCGGGTTGCGGCCGATAACATCCCCTAACGTTAGACGCTTATTTACCGGTTTCGGGAAGACGGGTTTTACGCCGAACTTTTCGACTAAATCGTTTCGGACTCCTACGAAAATTAGTCTCTGCCGCGCTTGCGGGATACCTAAGTAACTAGCGTCGAGTAGTTTCGCCTCGACCGTATAACCGTTACCTCGAAGGTCCCGAAGAATATTGTTAAAGTAACCGATTGCCCGGCCTCGAACTAAGCCTGCTACGTTTTCGGCAACGAAAACTTTCGGTTGTATCTCCCGGACGATTCTCGAGTAGTCGAAGAAAAGGTCATCAGAGACTTGCGTAGTATCCGAGTAGGATTTCTCGACACCCCAAAGCTTATGACGTTTACCGGCCATAGAGAAAGACGAACAAGGCGGGGAACCCTCAAGTAAATCAACCTGCCCTACCTCAAGGTTTACGGCATCAAGAATGTCCTGGCCGGAGAGAGACCGAATGTCTTCACCGTTAAGGATTACGCCAGGATGATTAGCTTCGTAGGTGTCTCGTGCCGCCTCGACAAACTCGTTCGCCCAGAGAACGTCATAACCGGCCATTTCGAAACCGAGGCACGCACCGCCGCAGCCGGAAAACGTAGAGATAAGGTTAAACCCGTTCGTCCCCCGGAGCTTCGCAACCTCCGTCATAGTCGGAACGTTACGAATCATTCTTTAATCCCTATCCAGGCCGCAAAGTTTAGGTGTCTCCAATAACACTCTACGTGACTAAACCCGGCAAGCTTAAGAAGGTCCTCATTCCAAAGACCTGTAACCGGTACAAGAACACCCTCGAGGGACTCCCGCTTCCGGTTAATTTCTTCCTGGCTATAACCGTTAGCACCTTTACGGTCTAAATACGTTTCGATAAAAAGTTCGTTCGTCACCGAGTCCCGTCCGAGAATCTTCTCGACGAGAAGGAAAACCCCGCCAGGCCGGAGAGAGTTATAAACCTGACTAACAATTTTCTGCCGGTACTCGATAGGAATAAATTGGAGCGTTAGAACGGAGAGAACAACAGACGCATCGACCGCCGGGTAATCGTGCCGTAAATCGGTATCGAAAATATCTGCAAACGGAATCTCCGTAATCGCTGCCGCCAGCATCGGAGGAGAAACCTCAATCCCCGTGTAATAAACGTCCCGCTCTAAAACATCGTGGATAGGTTTTAACGCTGCACCTCGACTGCAACCTAAATCAACAATATGCGTACCAGGCTGCGCAAACTTTACGGCCAGCTCAGTTGTTGTATCCCGCATACCCTCATAGTCCGGGATAGACCGTTCGAGCATCTCATAGAAGACCTCCGTCACCGCATGATTAAACTCCCACTTACCTTCAGGGAGAGTATGGTCCCGGAACGTCATCGCGGGGAACCATTCCACTCATAGTGACACTTCGGACATTTATACGCGGTCTCAGAATCGTCATCAAAAGAAGGAAACTCGTCAATAAGTCTCTGCTCCTTTAGAACGTCCCTCCCGAAATCAAGCCACTCTAAATTAAACGCTTCCTCCTCGAGGTCAAGAAGCTGTTCCGCCAGGACAGTCTTATCCCATTCCGAGAGTTCCGCCGTCCGGTTATC